GGAGCAAAGCCGCCATTGTATACTCCATTGAGCAAAGCCATGAAAGAGATGTATAGCGACCGGTGGTATCAGCACGACCGCTTAGAAGCCGATGATTTACTAGGCATAATTGCTACCAATGGAAAGATTGAGAAGCCTATTATATGTAGCATAGATAAGGATATGCTGTCTGTGCCTGGGTGGCACTACAACTGGGATAAGGATGATTGGCCTACCTATGTGAGCCAAGAAGAAGCTGACTACAACTGGTTAGTGCAGTTGCTCATGGGAGATAGCACCGATTGCATCGAAGGCATGAAGGGTATCGGCAAGGTAAAAGCAGAGAAACTTATCAAGAAATATAAGAACCCAGAACTTAGTGTCCCAGAGCAAGCCAAGCACATCTATGAAAAAGAAAATTTTTCTCTTGACCAGTATTACGCCTGTCTGAACACTGTCACAATCTGGAGGAAACCATTACCAGAAGCACTCCTAGATAACGAACTAATCACAGAAATAGTAAAAACCATACCAACACTAAAATAACATGGATATAAAACAAGAAAACATCGAGCGCATACAAACGCGCATAGACATGATACGCCAAGAGTCACGCACTCTTTCCTACCGCATCGAAAGAATGATGGAGCAACGTAAGGCTCTGTCTCAGGAGAAGAGTGATCTCAAGGACAAACTAGAGGTCGTTAGTGCAATGCCCGCCAAAGAACTTATTGAGGGAACCAGAGAAGCCCTTGCCAACCTAAGCATCAGAGGATAAGACTATGGAAATACACATAGGATGGTCTACAGAGGATGTGCTACAACGAGCAAAGGACAACGATGTTAAGCTTACCGAAGACGAAGCCAACAGCATACTGCTAGAGATACAGCGTGATTACGATGCTGACGTTGGAATTAATTGGGAAACAATTGATGACTACATAGAGGGTCTTGTAGATGTAAGAGACTACTCATACTAACTGAACATGAGATGCGACAAACATAGGTTCGGCAAGATATACGCCATCGCTTGCGGCTCATACGTCAAGGTGGGGATGACATACGATTCAGTAAAGGAACGCATGAAATCCTTACAGACAGCAAATCCTATTCAAATGAGCATTATGTTTGAAGCTGCCGTCGATGAGCAACAGCTAGGTGCTACAACTGGCCAGGTTGAGTACGCCATTCACCAGAAACTAGAAGCCTTCAAAGTTCGTGGAGAATGGTTCCAGATTGATAGATCGCAAGTGATTAGTGCCATACTAGAAGTTATTGAGGGTTGGGAGCCAGTCAGTAAATTTAAAGACATCCTTCCGGGTAAGACGTTCATGGTGCGAGTGACTGAGGAACAAATGAAATACCTAGACAGCCGCATACAGAACCAAACTATCTCAGACTGGTTGCATCGCGCCATTTTTGAAAGGATCGAGCGACAGAAAAAGCTTGCATCCTAGTAATTACTCATACTAAGCCAAGGGCTAATAACATGAAACAAATAATTAAAAAGGTTTTTACCAAAAAGAAAACAAAAACAACGGCAACTAAAGAACCTGAAAAGAAACTACCTGCATCTGACTATGACGGCATGGGAAACTTCAAAAGGTTTGGAAAACCTTAATATGCACGATCCAAACAAGTCTCATAGCATATGGAAAGCTATGATCATTGGCGGTAGCATATGGCCAGCTATGGTTCTTAGGAACAAGTTTGAGAGATGGGACGATAATTTCGTTGACATCAAAGACATGGAGCCTAAAGAACTATGTAAATATTACTTATCCACTAAAAAAATAATAAAAAACCATAAACCAAATAATAATATGAAAATAGAAGTTCACACCAAAGAAATTGACCCACACACAGAAGTGTTTGCCTTAGACATAGACGAGGCATCATTGCAGCGTTTGCAGTATGGGGAAGTTGGAAGCCCACATCCCTATGTTAAGGTAGCCGATGTCACCAAAGCTTTGCAACCCAAGGATCCACGTAGCGATAGCGATTTGTTAGATTTGATAGATAACCAAGGTTACACCTACTGCTTCTTTGCCTCCGAGGGAGAAGTTACAAAGAACAAGCACAGATGCGTTGCCATATATTCCCCTACTGGTCAGCAACTTACGGGAGTTGCAGAAGGATTTGAAACTGTCAGGGAAGCCCTCGGCTATGTCCTAGACATGGAGGAGGCAGAGTAGCATGAACGAATTACTGCAAGGATATATTGACTCAGGTGAGCCACTACTAAAAATGGATGGATTCGATGATTGCATTGCAGGGGTCGTAGAAAGAATAGGACAGAACCCAATCATTTGCTATGACAAAGCTAAGGTTATTGACCAGATGATTGCCGATGGCATGACGCAAGAAGAAGCAGTCGAATATTTTGAATTTAACCAAATAGGTTCGTGGGTAGGTGAAAGGACACCCTGCTTCCTTATATCAGAAGTGTGAAGAAACTGACTTGAAAGTCGAGAAGCCATACAACTCAGGTCAATGGACTAAGGCTCGTTACAGGAGCTTTATTATGTCAGCACTACGCCGTGCTCAATGGCCTGTTAAGTATGAAGCTATTCGATCTGCCTTTGTTCGTGATGGTGTGAACCCCGCAACAGGGCGCAAGTGTAAGCTGCACAAGTGCTCTGCTTGCGGGGAACTATTCCCTGCCAAGGATATGAGAGCAGATCACATTGACCCTATCGTCCCGGTCACAGGCTTTGACAACTGGGATGCGCTCATAGGCAGACTGTTCTGCGAGATAGGTGGGTTCCAGGCTATCTGTGTGGAGTGTCACGCCGTTAAGACTAAGGCCGAGAACGCAGAGCGAAAGAAGAACAAACAGTGAATAATTTAAGCGCAGGTGATGTAAGAGATAGCATGCCACTTTTCCGAAGTGGTTGTGGCGGTTCAAGTCCGACCTCTGCGCTCCAGTTATCAATCAATAGATGCAAGGTTCAGCGAGCTTGCAAATTAAATGAAGTTTGGCATAGCAGGTTCCCCAAGATTCATTGGAGTAATGTCGTAAGAAATAGGGACTATGTTTGTTTCCTTGCAGAGTATGACGATATAGCATACGCTTCAGCTATCTGGTCTAGTCCAGTAGCCGCCAACAGATTAAAAGAAGGTAAGACTGCCCTAGAACTAAGAAGAATGGCAATCTCAGACGACGCACCGAAAAATACCGCAAGCCGAATGATCGGCATAATGCGGAAGATTATCAAAAAAGAGTTTCCTCACATCACACTTTTGTTAAGCTACCAAGATACCGATGTTCATGAAGGAACAATCTACAAGGCATCCGGGTGGTATCCTGCATCTAAAAGTAAGGGAACATCTTGGACTAATAATGTCAGACAAAGAAACAAAGAGCAGAGCCTATCGGATAAAGTAAGGTGGGAGTTTAGGTTACGAAAGAAAAATAAAAATAATGCTTGATTCCCTATTTACATTTCTTCAACATCAATAAATCACTAACCAATAATATTATGTCTAGAACTAAACCAAGATCAACAGGGTCTTCAAACCCTGCTACCAAGTTCCTTCAATGGAACACGAAAGCTTCCACATGGGAGTTTTACGATAAAGAAGCCCAAGAGTCCAGAACATTACCACTGGACACAAGGTTTATTATCCTCGATCAACTCATCACCGCCAAGGGCTGGGACGATAGAAAGAACAGCGCAATCTGGTCTAACGAAGTGTATACCGTAGGAGACAAACTTACTCTCCGCAACAAGGAAGGTATCGTTGCTACAGGCACCTGGTCTGAGGTAAGGACTTTAAATGGCGTTAAGTTTACCAAGTCTGTTTACGCTATGGCTAAAATTGGCGAAGGCTTTGAGCTTGTTAACTTTCAACTCAAGGGCTGTGCTATGTCAGAATGGATTGAATTTGAAAAAAGAGTTGGTGGCTCCAATAAGTTAGAAGGAGATGTAGTGATAGCAGTCACTGAGGCAGTCGAAGACCGCAAGGGTGCTGTAAGTTATAACAAACCATTCTTTAGCATCGTATCCAACACATTGTCTAATGAAGCTGCTCTTCAGGCAGACATGATGGATGTTAGACTACAGGAATACTTGTCCTCCTACCTCAAGGCAGATAAGCCCAAGGAGGATGATGACGAGGACGATGCTCCTGATCCTGCGGCTGCATATCACCTCAACGCGTATGGCAATGAGCCAGAGATTGAAGTAATTGCCAACCCTTTCTAGGCATATGGGGCTAGCCCTTCTCCTGCGGGGGAGGGGCTTTATTTTATAATGGTTAAGAAAACTAACCCCAAGGATGCTTGCGGCATAAAGAAAGTGCCGCTATCAGGTATGCCGGCCAACGTTCTCCTTGAAGCAGGGCTTGTGAAGCTACACGGAGACTTGAAGTATGGCAGGTTCAACTGGCGTGAAGCAGGTGTCAGAGGCTCTGTATACTATGATGCCGCCTTCCGTCACCTAGCGGCATGGTATGAGGGAGAGGACAATGATCCAGACTCTGGACTACACCACATTGCTCATGCCGTAACAGGTCTTGCCGTCCTAAGGGATTCAATCATGAGGGGCAACTGGATAGACGATAGACCAGAGCCTACTCCCAACATCGTATCAGAACTAAATCTTC